TAAGACCTATAGTATTTACACCATTAAAAGCAGATGAAAAGTTACTAATATACGCATATGTAATAATTGATGTTAAACTGGAACAATCTAAAAACGCATTTGCAACAATCCTTGTTACTAAAGCAGGAATTGTTATAGCAGTTAAACCAGAACAACTTTGAAATGCACTTGCACCAATGAATGTTACTGAACTTGGAATTGTTATAGCTGTTAAACTGGTACAACTTTGAAATGCATTATTACCAATACTTGTTACTGAACTTGGAATTGTTATAGCTGTTAAACTGGTACAACTTTGAAATGCACTATTACCAATACTTGTTACTGAACTTGGAATTGAAATAGCTGTTAAACTGGTACAACTTTGAAATGCAATATTACCAATACTTGTTATATTTGACCTAATTGTAACATTTGATAGATTAGTTTTACCTGAACAAGCATAATTAGGAATTGCTCCAGCATAATCAAAAGTAATGTTAAGACCTATAGTATTTACACCATTAAAAGCAGATGAAAAGTTACTAATATACGCATATGTAATAATTGATGTTAAACTGGAACAATCTAAAAACGCATTTGCAACAATACTTGTTACTGAACTTGGAATTGAAATAGCTGTTAAACTAGAACAACTTTGAAACGCACTTACACCAATACTTGTTACTGAAGCAGGAATTGTTATAGCAGTTAAACTAGAACAACTTTGAAATGCACTTGCACCAATACTTGTTACTGAAGCAGGAATTGTTATAGCAGTTAAACTAGCACAACTTTGAAATGCACTTGCATCAATACTTGTTACTGAAGCAGGAATTGTTATAGCAGTTAAACTAGAACAACTTTGAAACACACTTGCACCAATACTTGTTACTGAAGCAGGAATTGTTATAGCAGTTAAACCAGAACAACTTTGAAATGCACTTGCACCAATACTTGTTACTGAAGCAGGAATTGTTATAGCAGTTAAACCAGAACAACTTTGAAATGCATTTGCACCAATACTTGTTATATTTGACCTAATTGTAACATTTGATAGATTAGTTTTACCTGAACAAGCACTGGCAGGAATTGCTCCAACATAATCAAAAGTAATGTTAAGACCTATAGTATTTACACCATTAAAAGCAGATGAAAAGTTACTAATATACGCATATGTAATAATTGATGTTAAACTGGAACAACCTAGAAACACATTTGCATCAATACTTGTTACTGAAGCAGGAATTGTTATAGCAGTTAAACCAGAACAATTTCCAAATGCTTCTTCACCAATACTTGTTATATTTGGCCCAATTGTAACATTTGCTAGATTATTGTTAAATCTACAAGCACTGGCAGGAATTGCTCCAACATAATCAAAAGTAATGTTAAGACCTATAGTATTTACACCATTAAAAGCAGAATCAAAGTTACTAATATACGCATATGTAATAATTGATGTTAAACTGGTACAACTTTGAAATGCACTATTACCAATACTTGTTACTGAAGCAGGAATTGTTATAGCTGTTAAACTTGTACAACTTTGAAATGCACTTGCACCAATACTTGTTACTGAAGCAGGAATTGTTATAGCTGTTAAACTAGAACAACTATAGAATGCATGTGCACCAATGCTTGTTATATTTGACCCAATTGTAACACTTGCCAAATTAGTTGTATTAAAACATGCTTGATAAGGAATTGCTCCAGTATAATCAAAAGTAATGTGAAGACCTATAGTATTTACACCATTAAAAGCAGATGAAAAGTTACTAATATACGCATATGTAATAATTGATGTTAAACTGGAACAACTTTGAAACACATTTGCACCAATACTTGTTACTGAAGCAGGAATTGTTATAGCTGTTAAACTGGTACAACTTTGAAACGCATTTGCACCAATACTTGTTACTGAATAAGTTATAGAATCTAATATAAAACTTCCTAAAATTGTTATATCACCCGTTGCATTAGGAGACAATGATACTGAAGCAATATGATTGCTTGTATTATACGAGTAGTTCACGTTATTGTCTGTGTATGACATTATATATATATATATATAATGTTATTTGCTTAATTTATTACTTTGTCTTTTTGACTGAAATTTCGTCTTTTTTTGGGCCAATGATTAAATAACACTATAATAATAATCATCTATTATAATTTTATTTTTAACACTTCGGCTCATTTTTGCAGTTGATATGCCTTCAGCTTTTGCAGCTTTCACAATTGTATCCCATGTAGCTAGTAAGATGTCTGTTTTGTCTTCTTTTTTATACACTTTTTTACCAGTACACGAAATTAATTTTGGCTTGTATTCATGTTTTGTTATAGATAATCCATAATATCCTTCATTGTTACCTTCATCAGTCCATACTACTGATTTTAATGCATAAGGTGAATCATTTAAATATTCTTTGATTTCTTTCATATCATTTTCAGTCACTTCTTTGCCAACAGAAACTTTCCATTTTTGGTATTCACTCAATAAAACTGAATTTAATACTTTTCCACAATCTGAAAAATGACATACTTGAAATATAAATGTCTCAATGTTAGAATTTTCCTTTGATTTTTTATACTCAGCTTGTTTTAATTTAATTCCACTATAACCATGATTTCCTTCAATGCGGTTTGGTTTAAATCTAGTATCTAAATAAATTTTAAGTGCATGATAAACTTCCTTTGTAGGTTTCACTTGACTCCATAAACGGTATCGTCCTTCCATATTGACAGAGTATTCTTCTACATCTGAACGCACAATACAAACGCTACTTACAAACTCATTAAATTTTTTATCCATTTCACTCTCTGTCTTTGGTATAAATACTATATTTTGATTTTCATTTATGATGAAGTTGGAATTTTCCTTAAGTTTTTTATTTTCAATTTCTAACTCTCTATTTTCAATTTCTACCCTTTTATTTTCAATATCCAACTCATTAATTTTATTTTCTAAGTTTTCATTGAGCTTCATTATTCTATTAAAATTATCTATGCTGTAAGTCTTAGAATGAATAATGTCCTTTATATGTTTTGTTAATACGTCAACAGTAAAATTTGTGGCATCATAAGCTATTAATTCTGTTTTATTTTTACCATTTAGTTGTATGCTGCGAATCTGTCTTTTGATTCTTGGGTGTGTCTTTATAAGATTTTCTATTTCCACTTTATTTTTAACTTTAAATGCTTCTATTAATGCAAAATTATCGTAACTTTTGCGATGGTCGTTTATTCTAGTTCCTAGGTCATTGGTATGTCCAAATTTTATTAGTTTCTCATTTGCGTCATTTGTGTTGTCAATTGTTCCAACATATATACATTCAGTGTTCAATGGGAAATGGACAATTGTTGCTTGTTCTACTGCTCTCTGTTTTTCTTTTTTTGAAGTTTGTAATTGTTGCTGTTTTTCTTTTTCAGAACTTTCTTTAATTTCCAAAATAATATGTTCTTTTTGCTCTAATTGGAGTCTTAATTCATCGGTTTCGTCTTCCACTGTTTTATGTAAAACCTCTTCCATTTTCATATAATATTCATGAATTTCATCTGCTTTTGATGTTCTAGCTTTTAAACATAATGACTTGAAACATTTTATTGTTAATAATATTGTTTGTTTGTTATGACCGCCCCATTTTTCATCTGGTTTAACCTTAAGCAGATTTTCACCAGTTGAACTTACTTTCCCGCTAGGGAAAGTAAGTTTGTTATTATTTAAAACTGCTCCTCCAACTTCCTGAACAGTTTTAAAATCAATGTGTAATTTAAAATGTTTTTCTAATAACACAACCGCTTTTACTTTTTGTTGAAATCCTAACCATTTCCATATATCATCTAAATCAACTACAAAATCTGTATTTTTATTATATTTTAAGTAGCAATAAAAACTACTTACAAATAATTGTTGTTCAAAATCAGTAAAAGTTTCTTTGATTTTATTTATTAATTTGTTATTATACTCCTTTGACAGTTTAGATATTGGATTTTTCTCTATGAGTTCTACGATGTTTAGTTCTTGCATCTTATTATATATTTTATAATAGGATACTCTTTAAGTTGTTTAATCTTGTTTATATATTTTGAAAGCAAGAATTATAAAAGCAAGATTTACCACTTTGTCTTTTTTACAGCAATTTTGGGTCCCTGTCCTCGCTTCTTCACATTATTCGGGTCATATTGCTCCTCATCATCATCATCATTAATAGATTTAGATAATTCCCAGAACTCTTTGGAGCCTAATCTGAAATCATTATGTGAATCTGCTTTGTACCAGAACACTTGGTCCTGTAATTTGTTAGATTTTGCGTTATTATTTATCACTAGACATTCATAATTCTCTGTACATTGGTCCATCACTTGGCAAAATGACTCCAATGTCGGAAACATACCAGCATAATTTTCATAAATTCGCTTCCTATTTGCAATATATGGCTCTCTTAAAATAAAAACATAATCAATATTGGTTCTTAGCGTTGGTGGAATACCCAACGGATATTGCATTGTGATGATTAACATCACCTTCCAATGACGTCCATTCATGAAAAGGAGCCGCATTAATTTATCGCGTGCCCACGTGTTGTCGTATAAGCAATCATCCAGAATCACAAAAGTTCTCGGGTCAATTGTTGAGCGTTTGAATTGCTCCATTTCCTTCTTAATCTGCTTCAAAACTTGCTTCTGTCGCTTCAAAATGTTCTCAATAATTGCAGTGTTATATTCGTTATGGATGAACAATTTTGGCACCAATTTGCCGTAAAATCCGTTGCCCTCTTCAGTTCCCGAAATAACAGTACCAATAGGAATACTTTGTTGATAATATAGCAAGTCTTTTACTAAAAATGATTTACCTGTATCACGACGACCAATTAAAACGACAACAGGTCCTTTGGATTCATCTGGTTTGAAACTAATAGTTTTCATATCAAACCGCTTTAGTTCTAAATTCATTATATTTATACATTTATAAAAGAATTATTTTGTTAAACGCAAATTATATAAAAATGAATCGCTAAATGAAATCTTTAAACATATTTTTATATATATTGATAGTTGTTAGTTGTTTAGGAAAAAATGAGTTAAAACTTTCTATTATTAATATTTTTATTAGCTAATGGCAACAACACCAACTAAAACATCAACCTTTAGTGTTAATTATCAAAAAAGAAAGAATATTAACCTCTTTAGCAAGTTTCAAACTAACAAATATATTAATCTGGACCAAGTGCAAAATTATATTCCTATTTATGACCGATTTTTCACATTAAACAATACAAATTATAATGCTATAAATTTAAACCATTTATGGTCTATATCGGATTTAAAGAATGAAAAAAAGGTGAATGAAAAGAAGAATGAAAAAGATGTAAATGATGATTTACAGAATGAAAATGTCTACACCTGCAAACTTAAAAATATTAATGATGAAAATGGCGAGTTCACTAGCAACCAAAAAGTATTTATTAAAATGGCGCCATTATTAGATCCATTCAAATATATTGTAGGTAAATATAATTGCAATGATGATCAGTTATTTAATTTACCATCAATTGACAAAGATTTTAAAACTAATCCCAAAATATCTGATACTAACAATTCTGCATATGTAGATGGGTTTTTTTCATTTTTAACTAGTCATCTTTTAAATACTCATAATTTTACTCACGGATTAGACTATTATGGATCCTTTTTAGCTGTTAAAAATAATTACAAACTGAATATTATTGATGATATTGATTATTTAGTCCATTCCGATTTTTTCAATAAGAAACAAAATATATTGTTTAAAGTTGATGACTATTCGCATTTGATAACAAATGATGACGATGATGTAAAGCCACTTAAGCCATTAAATATAATGAATTCGTCTAATAAATCAGTATTATCTATAAAATCATTTGATGATTCTATTTTTGAAAATATTTTTTGCAATACAAATACAAATACAAATACAAATACAAATACAAATACAAATACAAATACAAATACAAATACAAATACAAATACAAATACAAATACAAATAC